GAGTCTTATACCATTGGAGAAGACTCACGTCGTACCAGTAACAAGCAACAAACTAAGCGTGTAAGATCTAACATCAAGTCTTTTGGAAGTAATTATACTCCGCCTAATAACTGGGATCCCGATGCGAATCGTGGTCAAGGAGAAGTTGTTACTCGTAAACAGATGGAGAAGAAGCGTCGTAAGTCACTTCGCCAAGAAGAAGTTGAAGCAATTGAAGAGAGGTCTCTGAGCAAAGGTGAAGAAAAGGAGAAAGAAAAGAATGTCAAGGGCATGAAGAAATCTTTCTCTGATTTCAAAAAGCGTTATGGTGATGATGCTAAGTCAGTAATGTATGCCACTGCCACTAAGATGGCAAAGGAAGAAACTGAAATTGATGAAAAATTTGCAACTCAGTATGGAGACAAAACTAAACTGAGTCAATCTTCTAAGAGAAAGTCTCTTGGTAGAGGATCTTCTATTAAAGATGGTGCTAAGAAGACTGGTTATGAATCTCCTGCAGAATTTAGATCTGCTGAGAGAAAATTCAACGAGGAAGAGAAACCTTGTATAGATAAAGACAAAAAGACCAAGCACAACTGTGCTAAGAAAGTCTGCTCTGAGCAGTGGGGTGTTGGTGATTGCATCTATGGTCAACACGCTGTCCCTGATGCTGATGGTAACGTCGCATGGTATGACGTGATGTTTGAGCATGGTGTTGAGAGGAATGTTCCTTCCGCTGAGATGCAAGTCCTAGTGTCAGAATCACACAATGAGCACGTTGAGCACCAAGGTCTTGATGAGCGTACTCGTTACGCTAAGGAGACTGGTAAGGACTTCAAGACTGGCAACCCATCTGAAAAAGGTGGTAAAGAACCAGCACCAGCATTGAAGAGTGTCAAAGACTACATGAGAAAGACTGGTGGAGCAATGTCTTCCCGTGGAAAAGCAATCGCTATCCGTGGTAAGAAAAAAGACAAGGGCGCTAAACCTAAATTCAAGAGTGAACCTACTCCAGTCGATAAGATCAAAGGTAAACTTGCAAAGAAGAGAGCACCTAAACCTGACATTGGATCTAGGTTCGATTGATCATATATATTAATAGTCACTTTTATGAGGCATAGTCATGCTCGCTTTCCTGCTACCTCTTGCATCAAAAATTATTACAGATGCAGTTGCTAAAATTCCTGACAATGAAGAACTTGGTGAGAAGCTCGTTGAGATTTGCCTAATCATTCTGAAGAAGGCAGTCAAGTTAACTAAAACTGACATGGACGACAAACTCCTTGCAGTTGTAGAACAAGCGATCAATAAGCGCGAAGACGCTTGATCCTAAAGGAGACTTCGGTCTCCTTTTTTTTATAAATAAAAAAAGAAATAACCATTTTATTCTTCAGGAGAACAATGGCAGTACTAGGAAAAATTGATGCGAAAGCATTTTTGACTGATGTAACAGTTGTCAACGGTGATGCAACTGTTACCACTACTGGCGACTTTAATGATGATACCACTGCAGACTATATCGAGGCTGGTGATATTTTGGAACTAAGCGCTGTTCCTTATATTGTCAGATCTGTAGCTAGCAACGGACTTACCTTAGAACTTCATACAACTTATGCTGGTTCTGATGCAACTATTGCAGCAGCATCTGCTGTTCGTCGTACTGCACCTAAAGCAGTTGCTGAGTTTGTAATCAAGGGTGGAGATAGCAATTCTAGAGAACTAGTTTTTGCTGACGCTACCGAAGCAGGAATCGCAGCAAACAAGACCCGTGGTATCTGGGGTCCTGGTTGGTGGTTATATGATACGTACACCGACGCAGCTGGAAAGACTCGCCATAAGGCAGAGTGCATTGCACATCTGAATGTAACCGCTGTTGTTGCTGGTGACGATGCTGACGATACAATCGTAGCAGACGTTGCAGAAGTCATCACCATTTCTGGTCAACCTGCATCGGTTGGCGATGGTGCAACGACTCTGGAACTTCCTTCTGGCGCAGTTACAGACTTTACTGTTACGGCATCTGCATCTCTCAGTGGAACCATTTCTTACCAGTGGCAGCGTAAGCTTTCTGGTCAGACTCGCTGGGTCAATCTCACCACAGCTCTTGATGGTGCAGCATATACTGGCGTAACTGGTGCAACTCTATCCGTTGACACCACAACCGCTAAGTGGGGTGCTCCTGGATCTGAAGATGATTCAGTCACTGCATACGATGGCATTCAGTTCAGAGTCAAACTAACCACTTCTAAGGGTGCTGAGGAAGTCATTTCCGATGCTGCAACTCTGAGACTTGTTAATGCCGCATGATAATACATGATCAATTTCACTGAGTTGAATAAAGATAATTATATTTTCTTCGCCATACAAAATTACGATAACCCACTCTCCTCCACTAAGGAGGAGTTTTATGAAGACCTTGGAAGACTGAAATATATCCAACGTCATTTGAAAAAGTATGTTACTAGTGGAGATGTAAAGCTGCATTTGCTGCTCAATCATTTCATTGTTTTATACAATGTATTTGGTGAAGCAGCAACTGCTTTATTATTTTTCAAGTCAGATCAAAGTTATTGGTCTGCTATCAAAACCTTTCTAATATATTTGAACAGGTATCCATCTAAACCATCAGAATCTTTGAGTGCAATACCTGTTGACTATCAATTGTTTTCTCAACTGAAAGACATCTAATGGATAAGGATCTAATCGATAAAATTATAGATAGAGTTCGCCAAGATCTCTATGCTGAATATACAGTAGACGAGGAAGCACCAACAAATAATATTGGTGATGGAAACGGATCTGTAAAATTACGTCCTACTATTATGAAGTTTGATGGTAGAACTAAGGGAACTAAAGCGTTTCTGAAAAAACTACAAAGCGGTAGGCAAAAGAGAGAAGAAAGAAAGGCACTCAAAAAATACCCACAATTTAAACAGAAGTAGGGCGATGGCATTCGGTCTCCAAAAATTAGCAGTCCTTGAATCTAAACTCGATATCTATGAAGACTTATCAAAAGAAATGCTCGATAAGCTTGAGCGAGCGGTTGCGACTATTAGTGAAAATAGTAACAGGGTCGCAATTATTCTAGAGCGTCATGAGAATCGTCTTGCTGAAAGTGAGAGAGCAGACCAACTCATCATCAAAATGATTGAAGAATTGAAAGAAGAGATTGCTGATATTGATAAAGGTGTGAAACTAAAGTTTCATGACCAGAATAAAAAGATTGAAGAGAATCAGAAGTGGATCTGGATGGCTGGTGCTGTCCTTACCACTGCTGTGACAGTCTTACAAGTGCTCCCTAACGTCGGACTCTCCTTGACACCAACACAAAAGACGAGTATGATGGAAAGCACGGCGATCCATCGTAATGCAGTATCTTGATACCAAATATATTAATCTTATTTCAGCTCGCCTAGATAAGTTCGCACAAAAAAAGACAGGTCTCTATAACTTCCGTTGCCCATACTGCGGCGACTCACAGAGAGATAAAAAGAAGGCTAGAGGATACCTGTTCCAGATGAAGACCACGTACACATATAAGTGTCACAACTGTGGTATGTCTACGAGTTTTCATAAGTTCTTGAAAGACTTTGATGAGTCTCTTCATGATGAATATGTCATGGAGAAATATAAGGAGGGGCATACAGGTAAGGGAACTTACACGCCAAACCCTAAATTCAATTTCAAGAAACCAACATTTAAGAAGAATGTTCTGAAAGGTCTTACACCTGCTTCTTCTCTAAATAGATCACATGTGGTTAGGAAGTACCTGGATGGTCGTCAGATCCCAAGAGAAAAACTTTCTAGATTTTTCTATTGCAAAGAGTTCAAGAAGTGGACCAATTCACTCCAACCCACATTCGACAATACTTCCCATGATGAGCCTAGAATAATCATTCCACTTTATACTAAAGAGGGTGATGTCTTCGGGTATCAGGGGAGATCTTTGTCTCCAAATTCAAAACTAAAATATATTACCATCATTCTAGATGAATCTGTTCCTAAGGTATATGGGTTGGACACTATAGATGAAACTAAAACAATTTACATTACCGAAGGTCCAATCGATTCAATCTTCGTGGAAAACAGCGTTGCCATGTGTGGTGCTGATGTTGATATTAGCACGTTCAATTGGCGCGATTGTGTTTTTGTATATGATAACGAACCACGTAATAGGGAAATCGTCCAACGAATATCAAAGACCATCGATAGAGGAGATAAGGTAGTCATATGGGATAGAGAAGTCCAACAAAAAGACATCAATGATATGGTCCTCGCTGGACTAGATGTACAAACCATGCTAAAATGTAATACATATCATGGTCTAGAAGCAAAACTACAATTTACAAATTGGAAAAAGGTATGACTAACGGCACAAAGGTAAAGAAAAGAGATGGACGCATTGAACCTCTTGATTTAGATAAGATGCATGTGATGGTAGAAGCAGCATGTGAAGGACTTGCGGGAGTTTCTGCTTCTCAGGTAGAAATGAAATCTGGTATTCAGTTCTATGATGGTATTACTACCGCAGAAATTCAGGAGATTTTGATTCGTTCTGCTTCTGATCTGATTGATCTAGACCATATTAACTATCAATATGTCGCAGCAAGATTGCTGATGTATTCTTTGAGGAAGTCAGTCTATGGAAAGATGTATGAGTTGCCAACTCTTGAGGGTCAGGTCCTCGCAGCATGTGCTCAAAAGATTTATGATGACTCAATCTTTAACAAATATTCACTAGAAGAGATTCGTTCCCTAGATAGTGTTATCGACCATGATCGTGACTTCTTGTTCACGTATGCTGGTCTTCGTCAAGTTGTTGATAAGTATCTGGTGCAGGACCGTAACAGTGGTCAAGTCTTTGAGACTCCCCAGTTCATGTATATGATGATCGCTTTGACGATGTTTGGAGAGTACCCTAAAGAAACACGTCTCAATTATGTCAAAAGATACTACGACGCAATCAGCAAGCACAGAATCAACATTCCCACACCTATCATGGCGGGAGTGCGAACTCCACTTCGACAATTTGCTAGCTGTGTTCTTGTTGATGTTGATGACACCCTCGATTCTATCTTTAGCTCTGATATGGCAATTGGCTACTACGTTGCACAAAGGGCGGGCATCGGTATCAACGCAGGCAGAATCCGTGGCATCAACGCTAAAATCAGAGGCGGAGAAGTTCAGCACACAGGCGTTGTCCCTTTCCTCAAAAAGTTTGAAGCAACTGTCAGATGCTGCACTCAGAATGGCATCCGAGGTGGATCAGCGACTGTCCACTTCCCAATCTGGCACCAAGAAATCGAAGACATCATTGTCCTGAAGAACAACAAAGGGTCTGAAGACAATCGTGTTCGTAAGTTAGATTATTCTATCCAAATTTCTAAGTTGTTCTATGAACGATTCCTCCAAGGAGGAGAGATCACTCTCTTCTCTCCACACGACGTTCCTGGTCTGTTTGATGCTTTTGGTACTGATCGATTTGACGACATGTATCTGGCTGCTGAACGAGATGACTCTATTCCGAGAAAGACTGTCGGAGCTCAAGAATTATTTCTCAATATTCTGAAAGAGAGAGCAGAGACTGGTCGCTTATATATCATGAACATCGACCACTGTAACTCTCACTCATCGTTCAAGGATAAGGTGAGTATGTCTAACCTGTGTCAGGAGATTACTCTCCCCACAGATCCTATCCAGTCTATCGATGATACCCTTGGTGAGATCGCTCTTTGTATCTTGTCTGCAATTAATGTAGGTAAGATTCATAAGTTGGATGAACTGGAAGAACTTTGTGACCTTGCTGTTCGTGGTCTGGAAGAATTGATTGACTATCAGTCCTATCCAGTGGCAGCTGCAGAACGTGCTACAAAGGCACGTAGATCGCTTGGAATCGGGTTTATTGGTCTTGCCCACTACCTTGCACGTCAGGGTTACAAATACGATGATACAGAGGCACACAAGGCGGTCCACGACCTTACAGAAGCATTCCAATACTATCTCCTAAAATCATCTAATGAACTAGCAAAAGAGAAAGGATGGTGTGCTGACTTTGGTCGCACTAAGTATGCAGATGGTATCCTTCCCATTGACACTTACAAGAAGGATGTAGATGAAATTGTACCGAACGAACTGAACTATGATTGGGAGAGTCTTAGACACTCTATCCTGGAGCACGGTCTCAGACACAGCACATTGTCCGCACAGATGCCTTCAGAGAGCAGTTCCGTTGTGTCAAATGCCACAAACGGAATCGAACCTCCTAGAGACTACCTGTCCATTAAAAAGAGCAAGAAAGGACCACTCAAACAGATTGTTCCTCAGTTCAATTCTCTCAAAAATAACTACACCCTTCTCTGGGATATGGAATCGAATGAGGGATACATCAAGGTAGTTGCAGTGATGCAAAAGTTCTTTGATCAAGCAATCTCAGGTAATTGGAGTTATAATCCTGAGCAGTACCCAGATAATGAGGTTCCTATTTCTGTGATGGCAAATGATCTTTTGACTACATATAAGTACGGTTGGAAGACCTCATATTACCAGAACACCCATGACATGAAGAACGATGAAGTTACTGATGAGAAGTCAGAACTTCAAACATTGATTGATGAAATGGAGCAGTCAGAAGAAGATTGCGAATCTTGTAAAATCTAAACGTTACCTAGCACAGATGAAATTCCAAACAACTTCTCAAAAGAAACAGTTAGAAGGCATGACTGTTTTCAATCCCAACCCAGTGGACACCAAGAAACAACCCATGTTTTTTGGTGCTCCATTAGGGATTCAAAGATATGATGGATCCAAGTATCCAATCTTTGAAAAATTAACCAATCAACAGTTAGGGTACTTCTGGAGACCTGAAGAAGTTTCACTACAGAAAGATCGTGGAGATTATCAAACACTTCGTCCTGAACAAAAGCATATCTATACCTCTAACCTCAAGTATCAGATTATGCTTGACTCCGTTCAAGGGCGTGCTCCTGGGATGGCTTTTATTCCTTACTGTAGCCTACCTGAATTAGAAGCATGTATGGAGATCTGGGGATTCATGGAGATGATCCACAGTCGTTCGTACACCTATATTATCAAGAATGTCTATGCTGATCCCTCTGAAGTATTTGATACTATCATTAGGGATGAAAAGATTCTTGAGAGAGCCGAGACAGTAACTGGTTCTTACAATGAGTTTATCAATGCTGCCCATCAGTATGATAATACTTCTATGTGGGAACTTGCCACTGAGGGTCATATCGGTGGTAAATATGAACGTGTAGAACTAAAGCGTAAACTTTATCGTGCAATTGCAAATGTCAACATTCTCGAAGGTATCAGGTTTTATGTCTCGTTCGCTTGCTCATTTGCGTTTGGTGAACTCAAGCTTATGGAAGGATCCGCTAAAATTGTCTCTCTCATCGCCAGAGACGAAAACCAGCATCTTGCAATCACTCAAAACATTCTCAAGAAGTGGAGAGAAGGGGACGACCCAGAAATGAGAGAGATTATGAGAGAGGAAGAACAGTGGACCTACACTATGTTTGATCGTGCTGTTAATGAGGAGAAGAAGTGGGCAGATTATCTATTCAAAGATGGGACGATGATTGGTCTCAATGAAAAACTTCTTCAGCAATATGTTGAGTGGGTTGCAAACCGCAGAATGAAATCAATCGGTTTGAAACCTGCCTATGATATTGCTGCTAAGAACAATCCTCTGCCATGGACCGAGCATTGGATCTCATCTAAAGGTCTTCAGGTCGCCCCTCAGGAGACTGAGGTTGAATCATATGTGGTTGGTGGAATCAAACAAGATGTTAAAAAGGATACGTTCGCTGGTTTCCAGCTGTGACCGCAAATTCTGGGAGTGGTTGGAAGGTCCGAGCACTATCAAATCCGAACCTGACAGAAACTCAGGTTCGGGTTCTGATGCACGGTCCAAAAAGTCTAGCAGAAGCATGGATACTGAACGCTCTAAGGTTCAAATACCAGATCCGTGGGACTGAATAAATATTCTGAGGTAATACTATGTACATGTGGCAAAAGATAAAGAGTATTCAAATCCCTGGCAGTATATGGGCGCCGATTTTGACGGGAGCCTTATTGGGGACAACTATGGTTTTGTTTACAAGATTACCTGTAGCACCACCAACCGTTCGTACATCGGAAGAAAGTATTTCTGGCAAAAACGAAAGCCTAGAAGTACTAGTAAAACTACCAAGCGGAGAAGAGTTACGAGTGAAAGTAACTGGAAACTCTACTACGGAAGTTCTGATGAACTTAAGGCGGATATTAAACTCTATGGACGGGACGCTTTTACTAGAGAAATCCTCTCTCTCCATACCACTCCAGGACGGGTAAACTACGAAGAGACCCGTCAACTTTTTTTGCATAACGTATTGACCGAATCGCTTGACGACGGGACCCCCGCGTACTATAATAGTAACATCCTCGGACGGTACTACCGCAAAGATTACTTCCATGAACAAACTTGAGATTGCTTGTACTGGCACCGCTGAATATTACATTGATCGTATTCATACGCTATGTCAAGAAGAACGTTATGACGATGCCTACGCTCTCAATCAGGAACTTAGGGAATGGATCAATGAGTTTGGAAACCCTCAAGAAATTATGTATCTCCAGTACATTGGAGAATAAATATCTTGTCTTATAAAAACCAAGAAAATGCGTAAGGATACTGGCGCAGGGTTCAAGGTAAAAATACTAAAAAAGATTCGTGAACTAAACGAACGTGGAAAACTATTAGAAGCCTACTACCTATACAAAACCTATCTCCTTGAAGAGGATCAAAAAAATAAATAGTACAGTTACTTTTTATTCATGTTAACTCCAAAAAATAAAAAAGTTGAGGATGCTGAACATGAAGACAAAAGTGAAGTACTAGGTAATTTAGTTAAGGTTGTAGTTCTTATTTGGTCTGCATCTTTGTTGACGTTTAGTTATGTGCGTCTTCCAAATGGTCAAAAAATTCTTGACTTTGATCCCACTTTTATTGCATCCGTTTTCTCTGGATCTTTAGCTGCGTTTGGGTTGAGTCCCGCTAAAGCAGGTGGTGGTAATCAAAAACCAACACAAGAACAATCAAAGAAAAAAGAAGAATTACCAGTAGTATCTGCAGTAGAACCCAAAAGTTAGGGATCACTGATAATACTGCGTAATAATACTCATAACAAAACTAGATAGTGTAGTCGAATAAGTTTTATGAAGTTCTTCTTCTCACTTCTCGCTACACTATTTTTTGCTTTACCTGCTTGGGCAGTAGATGTCCAAATGGGATCCAATGGTAATCTAGTATTTGATCCTGCAGAGGTTACAATTTCTGCTGGTGAATCAGTTCACTTTGTTAATAATATGCTTCCACCACATAATGTTGTAGTGGAAGATCATCCTGAACTTTCTCATGAAGGTTTGGCAATGTTACCAGGTGAAGACTTTACTATTGACTTTCCTGAAGTAGGTGATTATACTTACTGGTGTGCTCCACATAAAGGTGCGGGCATGATTGGCACTATTCACGTAAACTAACTATGGCATTCAACGTTACTCTCCGCTCCCCCGATGGAACTGAAAACACAATTGAATGTGCTGAGGATCAGTACATTCTTGAAGCAGCAGAAGAGGCAGGCATTGACCTCCCTTCGTCGTGCAAAGCAGGCGCTTGTAGTGCTTGTGCAGGGAAACTCATCTCTGGCACCGTAGACAACGAGGAGCAATCCTTCCTTGACGATGATCAAATCGAAGAAGGTTGGGTGCTGACTTGTGTGGCATATCCCACCAGCGACTGTGTTATCCTGACTGAGCAAGAAGAGAATCTCTAATGCACCATCACCTAGGACATATGATTATTTGTTGCATTGTTGGTGTAGGCGCTGGCGCTCTTGGCGTTTGGGTCTATAATAAGATCAAAGATACTAAAGATCATAACCCATGAAAAAGTATATCGTTATAATAGACGATAGACAATATGTGGTTCACTCCACAGCATCAGAATGGTTTGTATTAAATTCAACTACAGCAAACATTCCTAACAAAAAAACATGGAAGATTTATTTGGACGGGCACTGCTAATTCTTGCAGTGCCTTTTATTTTAAGTACGATTTACTTCGGTTCAAAGAAGGGGCACTACTATGAATCCGAACACTATAAGGGAAATGGAACCGCACACTAGACAGCGGTTTCATTTTGCAGCATCATCTTTCTCCAGAATGTATGGAGTTGACAAAGTTACTTCAGACATGCTTCAATTATGTATTGATTGGGCAAAACAATCAATACCCCCTCCACTTGAGTGTCTAAATGAAGTAGATGTTTATTTTAGAAATTTATGGAACATGAAATTACAAGACTGAAAGAGGAGATTCTCAATCTCAAAGATCGTATTGCCTATCTTGAGAGAGAATCTATTGGGCAGTCAAATGCTCTCTATGAATTAATGAATAAAATTGAACAGAAAAATTGGGCACATCCAAAATCTTGTATCCACAATTCAGACCCTTGGGAGACATGGAAAGTATAAAAATTATTGTTAGGCATACAATGGAAAACTCATACAGTTTGGGGTTTCTAGCAACACTATTGATTGTTGTTCCTATTGCTGGAATATGGGCAATTCATAAATATAATTGGGAGCACTGGGAACCTTTTTATAGGAGCCATAAATGAATTCAATAATTTTAGTTGGTTGCTTTATACCACTGATTATTATTTTCATTGTAATGAAACTTGCTGTATGGGTAGAAGCTGTTAATGCCGAGGCAGATTATGTCAGACAAGAACCTCAACGAGAACGAGGACCTTATGTGGCAAATGCATATGCAGATGTTGACGAAGAGGAAGAGGAATATGGAGATCGCACAGACTATCGATGAAGCGATTATAGAGTGGTATTCGCTTCATGAGCGCCCAGTTCCTAATTGGAAAAAACATCAACCACAATGGTGGATTGATTATCTTATCAGTTTAGGTTTAGATCCAAATAACCCATAATGTATAGAGAAGAGCACCTCAATAAGAAAAGTGATGAGTGTGCTAAATTGTGGCACGAATGGTATAGGTTATATTTAAAAAAGCATTGGGAGCACATGACGCACGAATAAAATGGTGTGCATGTGCTGACGAGTTAGGTGAAATGATACAGAATGAGGTAAAGACCAACCCTAGATATAAAGGAATAAAGCTAGATTGGCATAATGAACCTCCTCCTTCGTCCATTGAATGATATTAATGATCCAACATGGAGTGTCATCATATCTTTGATGATACTCCTTTTGGGTGTTCTCTATTATGTTACATATATATTACAGTTATCATATAAGGAGTTAGAAGATGGGAGCCATGACACCCCCGAGTCGGAAGAGTTGCTACAACTTCCGAGTGATCGAGATCAACAGAGTCCTTGACGGAGATACAATTGATGTCACTATTGACCTGGGTTTTGATCTTTATAAGAAAGAGAGAGTCCGCGTTGCAGGAGTCGATACGCCAGAGAAACGAACACGCGACGCTGAAGAGA